ACATACATTGAGAGTATCGCAGAGAGCGGGATCAAAGGCTGACGATTGGGATTCAAGAGGCATGACAATGAAGTGGTACGGAAGGAGTGCAGAATAATGTTGGACGTAAACGAGATGTACAAGCTATGTAGCTCTGCTATTGAGTTACTCAACAACGTAAGCAGTGATAGACTGGAAGATCACGAGTACTGTGACTTTGTGGATGCTGAGATATACTTGAGGCGTTTAAACGACATGCTCAAGGAGGGTACTCAAGGTGAATGATGCTCAGTTAAACTTTGTCATAGAGACGCTGGAACTGCTGTTAGACAACAACAAGACACAACGTAGGAACACCAGTCACGAGGTTCTATCAAACTATTTTGATGGTAAGATAGAGGCTTATGAGGTAGCCATACGTACAGTCAAAAACTCAAAGGAGATATTTAGGAATGACTACACCAAAGAACGGTAGAGGATCTTTCGATTACGAAGGTAACGATGCGTACTACTACGTCCAGTGGCGTATTGATGACGATGATCTGGAGGTTAAAATATACCTAGACGCTCACTTAACCAAGGAGGTATCTGATTACTTGTTTGAAGACGTAGTAGCCACAATAGAGAATATGGCTATTGACGATTACTACAACAACCTGTAACCAACAACCTAAACAACATTGGAGAACTACCTATGAAAATTAACGTTATGAACTCTGGAGCTTTCACCATCGACACTATCGACACCTTTACCAAACGTGAGATCAAGGCCCTGTACGACAAGGACGCAAGGCTAGTCACTGCCGTGTACAACCGGGGTGACCGTGGTTGGACAGTCGCTTACACGCACACACGCGTGTTGAAACGACTAGAGAACGCTGGCCTGTCCCTCGGCCCACGCAACCGTAAAACCGCAGCACAGGGGTTCTAGTTGGTATTATTTACGTTGACCAGAACGCTCATTTGTGAGATACTATTAGTGTTCCCTGAAAACTCGGGGGCAAACAACCAAAGCAGCTAACAGAGGAAGATACGACTATGGCTAGTCAAGTAGTAGAGGGCATCATTAACTTTTCACACGTCACCGCCCACGACGTATTCAACGGCCAAGATACCGGAGCCTACTCAATCACACTCACGATTTATGAGGACGACGCTAATACCTTGAGTGCCGCTGGTGTGAAAATCAAGGACTACCAAGGCAACAAACAGCGCAAGTTCAAGTCGAAGTTTGACGTGGCTGTAGTAGACGCCGACGGCAACAAGTACGCAGGAGAGATCCCTTACAACTCCCGTGTACGTGTGAAGTACAAGCTAGGTAATCCACACCCTGTACACGGTACATCAACTTACTTGGAGGCCGTGAAGGTCTTGGAGGAGGCCGATATGCCAGAGGGTACAGGTGACTTCTGAAGACTCGCGCTTCAGTCACCATGGGCCTTGCCCAAGTTGCGGGAGCACGGACGCTCTCGCAATCTATAGTGACGGTGGCGAGCATTGTTTCGGCGCAGGATGCACTTATCACGTTAACGGAACTACGGGTCAAATGAGCGAACATACCAACATTTCAAAGAACATAGCAACAGCAAATGTGGCTATGGACGGTATAGTAGCGGCTATTACAGACAGAAAAATATCACGGGAGACGTGTCAAAAGTACCAAGTGACGGTCACCTACGATAGCTCTGGCAAGATAGAGAAGCACCACTACCCGTACTACAACACAGAAACAGGAGAGCTAACAGGATCAAAGGTTCGCCAAGTAGCCACCAAGGGCTTCAGGGCGACTGGCGAAGTACGTAACACAGGCTTGTTTGGACAACAGGCTTGCAGAGGTACAGGTAAGTACCTAACGATTACCGAAGGCGAGCTAGACGCCATGAGTGTCTACGAGATGTTCGGGCAGAAGTTTGACGTAGTTAGCCTAAAGGCTGGCGCTAGTGCTGCTGTGAAGGAGATCAAGGAGCAACTAGAGTGGCTAGAAGGCTACGAACAGGTAGTGCTTTGTTTCGACAACGACAAGGCTGGTCAGTTGGCCGTAGAGCAAGTTAAGGACTTGTTCAGCCCCAACAAGCTGAAGATAGTCAAGCTGCCCCAGAAAGACGCTAGTGAGATGCTAGTGTCTAACCGGGTCAAGGAGTTTATCCAGTGCTGGTGGGACTCTAAGGTTTACCGACCGGACGGTATCATAGCTGGTCAAGACACTTGGGAGGCGTTGGTTAACAAGCGTAAGGTAAAGAGCGTACCTTATCCTTGGGAGGGGTTAAATGACATTACAAAAGGACATAGACCGTACGAACTCGTTACTGTCACCAGTGGCTCTGGAATGGGTAAATCTCAGTTCATCCGCGAGCTTGAGTACGATCTGCTCCAACGTACAACGGCCAACATTGGTGTACTTGCACTCGAAGAAGATGTCCCGAGGACAACTCTGGGAATCATGTCGGTGGCGGCAAACAGGCCCCTTCACTTGGAAGAAGATGCACCTGTTGATGAGCTTAGGCCCTTCTGGGAAGCAACACTGGGAACTGGTCGTTACTACCTATTCGACCACTGGGGCTCAACTTCGGCAGACAACTTGCTTTCGCGAGTCAGGTACATGGCTAAGGCTCTCGACTGCCGATACATCATCCTCGACCACCTGTCGATCGTCGTATCGTCTCAAGAGAACGGCGATGAACGGAAGGCGATTGATGAGATAATGACCAAGCTACGCACGTTGGTGGCAGAGACAGGAATAAGTCTGTTCCTAGTGTCGCACCTAAAGCGTACAACGGGAACTGCTCACGAGGACGGAGGTAAGATCAGCCTACAGGACTTACGAGGCTCACAGAGCATAGCACAGCTATCTGACATTGTTATCGGTATGGAACGCCACCAGCAGCACGAGGACGTTGACATACGCAACACCACGACTGTGCGTGTACTCAAGAACCGATACACAGGCCAGACCGGGCCTGCCTGTTGGCTCAGGTACGACATAGACACTGGCCGTATGAACGAAGTACCGCCACCATCTAAAGATGACGGAGGGGAGACAGAGTTTTGAGTTACGTATACTGTGACATCGAAACTGATGGGCTAAACCCAAGCACAATATGGGTAGCTGTGTGTCGCTACGAGGGAGTAGATACTGTAATATGCAATAAGGAGCATTTCAATGAATACTTTAGTAGCTTACCTGATACCTTTTGGGTTTTTCATAATGGGATTGGCTTTGATGTACCGATCATTGAAAGAATTTGGGGCACAAGAATCCCTAGCAGCAGTGTTGTTGACACTCTTGTTCTTTCTCGTTTGGCTAGTCCTTCTCGCGCAGGCGGCCACAGTCTACGTAACTGGGGCAACAAACTAGGGTTTCCCAAAGGCGACCACAACGACTGGTCTCGTTTAACCCCTGAGATGATCGACTACTGCATCCAAGACGTAGTGGTAACTCAGGCTGTACACGAGGCGCTGTTGGAGGAGCTAGAGGGTTTTTCGGACGAGTGCCAGAAGTTGGAACACGATGTTCAGTGGATTATTCAGGGTCAGCAGCGCAACGGTTGGCTACTGGATCAGAGGCTTGCTCATACGCTTCTGGCAACGTTTAAGGAGAGAATGAATGAAATTGAATCTACGTTACAAGAGGTATTCCCGCCGATTGTCGAAGAAAGGTGGTCTGACAAGACGGGCAAAAGACTTAAGGACAAGGTTACGGTCTTCAATCCGGGCTCCCGTCAGCAAGTCGCTGAGAGGCTTGAGAACCTTGGTGTCGTTTGGAAGGCTAGGACTGAGACAGGGAAGGCGCAGGTGGACGAGACAACCCTTGCGGAACAGAATCATATTCCTGAAGCTGCGTTGGTTCTTGAGTACTTAATGCTACAAAAGCGTTTTGCACAGGTTAAAAGCTGGCTAGAGCATGTCTCTGAGGACGGCAGGGTACACGGTAGGGTAACGACTAACGGTGCTGTAACGGGCCGTATGACCCACCAGAACCCAAACATGGCTCAGGTTCCAGCGTCTTACTCAGAGTACGGTGAGGAGTGCCGTAGTTGCTGGATTGTGCCTAGAGGTAAAACACTGGTTGGCTTCGATGCTTCAGGTTTGGAGTTGCGTATGCTAGCTCACTACATGAACGACAAGGAGTTCACCAATGTCCTGCTTACAGAAGACATTCACACCAGAAATCAACTGGCTGCTGGGCTTGAAACAAGACCTCAGGCAAAAACTTTCATCTACGCTTTCCTCTACGGAGCAGGAGAAGCCAAAATTGGAAGCATCGTTGGAGGATCTGCAAAAGACGGCTATCGACTTAAGCAACGCTTTCTACGCAATACACCATCTCTTGAAGACTTACGAGATAGAGTTGGACGAGCGGCTCAACGGGGCCATCTTATCGGGCTCGACGGGAGAAAGCTCTGGATCAGGTCGGAGCACAGTGCACTGAATACGTTACTACAGGCTGCTGGCGCAATCGTGATGAAGAAAGCACTGGTGCTTCTAGACGAGTACGCTAAGCAGTGGAACATTAACTATAAGTTTGTAGGTAACATACATGACGAAGTACAAACAGAGGTTGCAACAGAGCAGGCAGAGACTTTCGGCTGGCTTGCGGTCGAGTGTCTTAAGGCGGCAGGGCTCCACTACAGCCTCAGATGTCCGCTTGACGGAGAGTACAAACTTGGAAAAACGTGGGCGGAGACACACTAATGAAAATATATAACTTAGTAGACGACATATACAAACTTGTGTCTACCAAAGAAGTGCCCGAAGGCGTTGACTTAGACAGCGCCATAGAGACCTTTGGTGAAAACGTCAAGAACCTCATGCGCAAGGAGTTTACACCAGAGGATCGAGATGGACGCACGTTACGTATGTCTAACATAGGCCGGGACGACAGGTATCTTTGGAACGTGGTTAACAAGCCAGAGACGTCCGAAGAGATACCTCCACATACGTACGTGAAGTTTCTCTACGGACACTTGATCGAAGAGATGTTGTTGTTCCTAACCAAAGCAGCAGGACACGAGGTTACAGATGAACAGAAAAAGGTTAACGTTAAGGGTATCAGTGGTTCTATGGACTGTAAGATTGACGGTATTGTCACTGACGTTAAGTCTGTTTCGTCTTATGGGTTTAGAAAATTCAAAGACGGAACTCTGGCTTACGATGATCCGTTCGGATACGTTGGTCAAATTAAGGGTTATGCGTTTGCTGAAGGACAGACCAAGTTTGGATGGCTGGCAATGGACAAACAAAACGGGCATCTGACGTACCTCATGTACGACTCTGAGGACACTCAGGCCCCTGTCTACGACCTGATAAGCTACGACATAGAGGAGCGCATAGAACACGTAAAAAAGCTAGTGGAGCAACCAGAGCCTCCTACCGTCTGCTACAAGCCTACAGACGATGGAAAGAGTGGCAACCAGAAACTCGCCGTAGGTTGCTCGTACTGTCAATACAAAAAGGAGTGTTGGCCGTCCGTTCGAGCCTTCGCTTACTCATCAGGGCCACGTTATTTAGTCGAGGTAATCAATGAGCCGAAAGTCCCGGAAATCACGCTATAATGGCTACAGGAGCGGGTTTGAAGAAGAGCTATCGAAGAAGCTACAACCACGAGGCTTTAGCTACGAGCCGTGCAAGATACCGTACACAATCCACAGGAACTACACCCCAGACTTTGTGTACGACAACGGAGAAACCAAGTACTACATCGAAGCCAAGGGGTTCTTTAGAATCGGAGATACTCAGAAGTATAAGGCAATCGTTGACTCGCTCTCGCCGACGGAGGAGCTTGTATTTATCTTGATGAAGCCCAACCAGAGGGTAAGCAAAAGTACCAAGATGAAGATGCACGAGTGGTGTGACAAATACAAAATAATGTGGTACAATATAGATACACTGGAGGAGTTGATTGAGTATGTTAACGCTGGAAGAAACTAAGGAGCGTCTCTTGAAGCTGTACGACCCAGATGACCTGCTAGAGTCTCTGCGGATAACATCTGAGGAACTCTTAGACAGGTTTGAGGACAAACTGATAATGAACCTAGAGAGCTTTTGGGAGGAACTTTTG